GGAGACATGTGAGGAAAACGACGGCCTGATCTATTCATACAGCCGATACTCGGACGCCTATCTTCCAGTAGGATACACTGAGGAAGATCTAGACGAAGCGATTCAGGAGCTTGTCTGGAAGGCTTACCAGTTAGATGATCTTGTGGAAGAGATTGAAACCAAGTACGGGCTGAACGACCAGATACAGCACCCTAGACCGAGCCGATCCGAATTCTACGGAAAGTTGTTCTAAATGGCGCTAAGCAAAAACACCGCAGTACGTAAGGCCTACGAAGAGGGTTTCTACACCACCCAAGAGGGTGATACGTGGCGCAAGGGTATGGACGGCTGGTTCCTCGTTCACGATGGAGACGATATTATCCTCTCTTGGCACCACCACTTCGTTGAACTGATCGAGAAGGAGAATCCTGAATGAAAAGTTGACGTTCCTCTAAACTAGTGGTATAATAAGGCAAAAGGAGTTTATATGTCAAACGATAATAAGCTTCCGGAACTGCCCCAAGAAACCGCTGACCAGCTAGTGGCCCTCAAGGGAACCAGTACGGAAGATTTCTATGCGCTCGTCAAAGCGCTCAGGATTGAAGGCTGGCCCTTGAGGGCCATAGCATTGCCCTTCTCGGTCTCGCGGACAGCCGCTCAGGGCTGGGAAAAGAAGTACGAGGAAGGGACGCCTCTACCCGAAGTCCCGACTCTCCCGCTCGCACCGAGACAGGAGAGAAAGAACAGTTCAAAGAAATACACGCTCGACCTAGACCAGATCAAAGACCTCCAACGTCTGGCTACCCTCGCATCCGGTGTCAGGCGATATACCGACCGAAACGCACCCTCGCGCAAAGCTGCCGCTGAACTTGAAGCAAAACTCATAGAGTATAGTGATAAGGGTATCTCCCGCACACAGCTTGCCAAGTATTGTGGAGTGTCCGACTCCTCCATCAAACAGCGACTCAGAAAGCATACATAATGTTTACTATCGACGTAGAACCTGCCAACTTTATCTACATTGACCTTTTTCCTGCTACGGTGTATGATGAAAGTCTGGAGTTCGAATCCACCCATGAGGAATACCGTGTGATCGTCACGGACAACCGCCTCTACATCCTCGATGACACCATTGACGGCCCGAAGGCCATCATCTCTGAACCGCTGGTTGAGTTCATCGGAAGCAACAAGACGGGCTACCTCGTCTATACGGAATACCGAAGCTTCCAGATTGAACGTGCCCAGAACTGCGGCTGTGGTTCCCGACTAAGACAACCACGTCCGTTCGACGGAGTACCTTTTATTGCCAGATTAGAAAGAAAGTAAAGGAAACAATGCCCCCAAAAGCACCGAATTTCAACACGTCGCTTCACGGAACGATCCAGACCGGGGACGCTGTACAGACCGGCTGCATCTGGTGCCTCAGTGAAGGCCTTACTGCCCCAGCAGAGAACCATGTAGCCTACTTCTATCAGGGGACATCCTACTGCGGCAAGCACCTAAAGGCGACGTTCCAGCAGGCACAGGAGGGCAAATGAGTGCTGTCAGGTTCATCTCCGACATCCTAGCCACCTACCGGCTGACCAAGCTTGTCATGGAGGACAGAATCACGGAGGATTTTCGGAACCTGATCTATTCAAAGTTCCCGAAGGATTCAATGCTGTCCTATCTCATCGGGTGTTCGTGGTGCGTCTCGATCTGGGCGGGGCTGACCATCTTTACACTACGAAGAGTCAGTCCCGAGACCGCAGATATTGTGTCCGGACTTCTCGCTGCGTCCGCAGTAACGGGCATAGTATACACCAAAGGACTCGACCAGTAAAGTTATGGTAGTCTATCTTCGTGGTAGAATTGAGGGAATAGCTCTCAATTCTTCCACGGAGAAGACATGCCAAAATCAATCTTTAACAAGCTGGGAACTGCAACAGGTTCCCTAGCTCCTGCCGTGACCGCATCCGCTGCGTACAACCACCCGCGTACTCTGACCGCTTCTGCTGCGCGTATCGACATGAAGAACAAAAAAGAGGTTGATGCTATTGCCAAGAGGCGTCAACAGGATAAGTGGCAGGAGGAGGCATGGGAGTACTATGACCTCATCGGTGAGATCAAGTATGTCGCCAACCTCGTCTCCTCTCAAATCTCCCGTGTCAACCTCTATGTGGGCTACGTTGATAGGACTTCCAACGTACCGTCCATCATTGATGATGTCAAGGGTCTTGACCCTGATTTCGTACAGGATGCAAACGATATCCTATACATGCTCGAATCCGGAAACGGCGGAACCGCTGGACTTCTCCGCACCGCTGCGCTAAACCTCTTCATCGCTGGTGAATGCTGGCTGGTCCGTGAGCCTGCCAAATACTCTACCGGAGAGCCTGACCGTTATCAGATCCGATCCGTGGAGGAGATCACCGCAACCAATGGCAAGAACAAGCAGGTTGCCATTAAGCCGCGACGAAACGCCAAGCCAGCGGATTACACCATTCTTCCCCCCAATGGATTCGCAACCCGAATCTGGCGTAACCACGGACGCTTCTCGGATGAAGCTGACTCATCGATGCGCGGTGTCCTAGACACCTGTGACGCGATTCTCCAGCTTGACCGTTCCGCTGTGGCTGCTGCCAAGTCCCGCATGAATGCCGGTATGCTGTTCATTCCGGACGGCCTGTCGAATGCTTCCCAGTCTGACGGTGACACTGGTGAGAACGGCGAGATTGCCGACCTGTCCAACGACGTGGACGAGAGCTTCGAAGAGGAGCTTATCGCCGGATTCATGACACCTGTCGAGGATGCCACTTCCGGCGCTAGCCTTATTCCGACGATGGTCCGTGGCCCTCAGGATCTCGGTGAGAAGATCCGCCACATCTCCTTTGAGCGTTCCGTTGATCCCCAGCTTAACCAACTTGGCAAGGATCTCCTTGACCGCCTCCTGTCCGGTCTTGACATCCCGAAGGACATTGCCCACGGCATGTCTTCTGTCAAGTACTCGAACGCTATCATTATTGAGGAACAGCTTTACAAGGCCCACATTGAGCCGCTGATCCTATTTATCGTAGACTGCCTCACCATCGGATTCCTCCGTCAGGCCCTCCGCAAGCAGGGATGGCCCGAGAATTTGGTCAACCGTGCGGTAGTCTGGTACGATCCTACAGCGATCACAGCAAAGCCTTCCAAGGCTGAAGCTGCGATGTCTCTGTACCAGATGAAACTTCTTGGTGCTGAGGCTGTGCTTCGCGCCAACGGGTTCGCTCCCGAGGACGGTCCAACCGAACTTGAGAGGGTGCAGCGCATGGCCGAGGAACGTGCAATTCTCTCCGACGCAATGTCTGAGACCCTTCTGGACAGTATTATTCCAGAGGAACTAAAGAACAAAGCGCGGGAGCAAGCTCTCGCAATGTCAGATCCAGCAAGCGCCAATGCCCTACAGACCGCCCTTGGGGGTGAGCCAACAGCGCCGGAAGCGGGAGCGCCATCTGATACAATAGAACCAACACAAAGTAATGAGCAAGCCCCTCCGACACTGATGGAGCCTTAGTACATGGCATGGAATATTAGCAAGGCCAAGCGCCGCGCTCTCGTAGCCCTCCAGCTACGTGACAAGAATGGTCGATTCATTGAGATGGGCAAGGGAGTAAAATGGTACTCCACTAAGCACAAATCTGTTGTTTCCGGTGTTGTCGAAGACGGCAAGGATTCACGTGCTGCTGTCCGTATGACTACCGGACCCGACAAGGGTAGGCTAGTCTATGTTGAGGCAAGTCAGATCGAGGTTATCGAGTCCAAGGCTTCCCTGAAGCCTCAGGGTGCCCCTGCCGCAAAGTCCGGAGACGCCGACGCCTCCGCTCCTTCGGCAACCATCCCGAACCCCAAGGATGATCCGGATTACGACGCCACGATGGAGAAGTACGGCGATAAGGAAGGGGAGTTCAAGCCTCTTCTTTCGGTGAGCAAGACTCCTGACGGCAACACCTACATTACCGCCCCGGAAGGTGCGGAGCTTTACACTCCTGCCAAGGAACTGGCTGTCGGGGATGAGATCATTGCACCTGATGGTGCCGACCCCAAGAAGCCATTCTCCATGGGCAAGGCATGGCCCACCAAGAACGCCGAGCGCGTGAACACTGCCGGTCCCAAGATCGGTAAGGTTCTCTCCATCAAGGAACACGCCTACGCGGTTGTCCAGCTTCCCGAGGGTGAGACCGTCGAGAGCACCCAGAAGCCCGGAGAGCAGACCAATACGGTCACCGTTGGCCTGTCCAACAAGGTCATCAAGGCCACTCCGGAACTCAAAGCTGCCCTGAAGGATGTCATTCCCGAGCCGGTATATTCCGCTCCAGAGGCACCCGCCCCAACCGCAGAGGCCGACGAAAAGAAGGCAAAGCGCCTTGATCTGCTCAAGAAGAGTCCTGCCGGAACCACACTTACTGCCAAGGATGACTCCATCCAGTTCACCAAGGGCATGGACGGCAAGTGGACTGACGGCTCTGGAGTGTTCTCCGACGAAGAGGTCAACAGCTACGTCGAGAAGAAGCAGGCCGAGACCGGCGTAAACGGTGCCCAACCTCTGGGATTTTCGCTTGCTCAGGATACCTCTATGGAGGTTGGTGAAGTTGCTGACAAGGGTCTGGACGGTCAGGAACTCCTTAAGGCTATGTATGATGGTTTTGAGGCTGAACTTACCAAGGCTCCCAGCCTGCCCTACGCCCTTGCTGGCAAGGATGAAGCCTTTGGTGGCTTTGACGGATTCAACCACATCGAGCTTGGGGCCATTCAGGAGTACGTTGGAAGCAGCGTAGAGACCAACCTTGCCCTCCGCAAGGGTGGGGACATTCAGAACCCTAAGGTTGCCGAGACCATTCTCGCAATGGACAGCATCCTCAACCGCAGTGCTCTGAAGGAAGACTCCAAGGTCTTCCGTGGTGTCGGTGCCAACGCTGAGATGGTCAGCGCCATGCTCAACAACGGCGTTATGCGCGACCGTGCGTTCTCTTCCACCAGTGTTGATGAGGATTTTGCCAAGTCTTGGGTGGCGAACACAGGCCTGCCAGAAATCGTTCCCGTCGTCATGGAGATCGACCTCCCCAAGGGATTCAAGGCCCACAAGGTTGACTACACTTCTGTTGGTGGTGGATTCGAACACGAGAATGAGGTTGTCCTTCCTCGCGACCTTGAGTTTGACATCACCCATGTAGAAGAGTACACTAACGAGTCAGGTAAGAAGGGTTACCGTGTCAAGGCAACCCCGATTCTCAACGAGAACAACTACGCAACAGGAGAAGATAATGACGGAACAGCCGAAGGAACCGGTGGAGACACCGCAGCCCCAGCAACCACAGAGCCAGCCGGATCTGGAGACGAACAGGGCGGACAGGTTCACGTGGACTCCGGATCAGGTGACGTTCCTGAGTCCGGAGGAAGCGGAACAGAAGAGGCAGCAGAGCCAAGCCCTGAGGAAGAAAACGGTAACGGACCTCTAGCCCCTGAATCTTCCG